TCTTTAGGTTGCCTTCGGAGTGCGTAATGTTAGCTCTCATTGCGCCGTTGTTTGTACACCAGTTATTAGTCGGGCTGTCCGGCACGACATCGCTTGCGGCTAGGTTGGTTGCAGTAAAGTCATTGGTGTTGCCTGATAGGTCATCGCCTATTGCGCTGCTGTCTGCGAATGACAGGTAGAAACCATTTGTACCGTAGCTACCGCTGTACGCTTTAGGTATCCAAACACCATTGCTGGTTTCGCCAAAGCTGGTCGGGTCTAAGGCAGTGCCATCAATCATATAAATTTCAGCCATATATCCATCAAAGTATCTGCCGTAATCTACAAACGAACCTATTCTATGCTCAGTATTAGAATTAACGTCTGTGGTTAAATTTTGAGATGGATAAGATGCTGATGAAAACGATGTAACTTGTTCACCGTTAATATATATTTTAACTCTATCGGTGCTTGTTGCTTGCGTCGTGTCTACAGAAAAAACCAAGTGATACCAACTAGATACATCTCTAAAAAGTTGATTGGTTTCTATAGCGTAGTTCGAACCACCACCGGAAACCTGAACCCTGAGTGCATCAGAATCTAATCTTATAAAGTTGTAATTACCAACATTTGTGTCATTAACAGAAAAAAGAGTTGAGTATGTTAAGCCTGTATTACCAACCTTAAACCAGACACTATAGGTAAAAATTTGACGATTACCATTAGAAGATGGTGTGCGATTTAGATACGCACTATCGTTGTCATTAAACCGCAGAGACTGGTCAATGGTTGTGCCGTAAATACTACTACTAGCTAACGCTCCACCGGGATCACCCGCACCGCCTAGTCCAGCACCATTTGCTTGAAGAATACTCATATTATGTTAATGCCCCTGATACAGAAACCAAAACCCTGTTGTCGCCCGTTGCGGCCTTTACAAAATACGCTAGATGATACACACCAGCGGTAGCAAGTGCTGTTAAGGCATCTGCGTTAATAGCTACCATAGCGTTGGCAGAAATTGTGCCGCCGCCAGTAGTTAAGAAGATGTTGCCTGACTGACCAGCTACAGTGTTGCTAAAGGTGAGTTCATCGTCACCTGTTGTAGTAGCTTGGAAATTGGTGTTGTCAGTCAAGTCAAAGGTAATGACGTTGCTGCTAGGTGAGTCTGTTGTGATGGCGTTGGTTCCATCAGAACTCAAAGCACGGCCTTTTACCTGCACACCGTTGGAGATGGTTTCAAACTTTTTATCATTATCAAAGTACAAGTCAACGCCGTCATTGACATCCATAGCAATGTACGTTTCGGTGCCTGTGTCGCTACGAAGCGTGATACCGTCGCCTTGAACGTTCAACTCGCCTGTGTTGTTTTCAATGAAGCTGTCTGTGCCATTGTGGTATAGCTGCAAGTCGGTTCCGGCACCGATGTTCAAATTTTCGCTATCGCCAAGAACCAACCCGTCAGATGTTACTGTACCAGTAATACTGACATTGCCTGTACCAGTAATATCGTTGCTGTTAAGATCGAGGTTGCCACCAAGCTGTGGCGTAATATCTTCGACAACATTACCTATACCCCCAAGATCATCGTTGAAACCTGACAAAGCAATGTTGGCCTTAGTCAGCTTCTTCTGATTTCCGCCAGCATCGACTACAGCAAAGAAGTCACCGTCACCGTCTGAAACCGACGTGGTGAGTTCGTTCAAGTCGAGAGACAGGGTGTGAGAAGTTCCTTCCCCGGATACGGCTCCGGTAGAAGCAAGACCTGTACCTGCAGTGATATCCTGTACGTAATCGTTGGTTGTGTCAGTACCCAAAGCAACTGAGTTAGGCTGAATTGTAGCTGTGCCTGTTACGTTACCTGAACCGTCGAATGAGGCAGATGTCCATACCACATCGCCTGTCATTCCAATCGTGCGTCCTGTTGCAAGGGCAGTAGCCGTGTCGGCATTGCCAGTCACGTTACCAGTTACATTACCTGTAACATTTCCTGTTACGTCGCCCGTTACGTCGCCTGTAAGATCCGCTGTTACTGTCCCCGCAGAAAAGTTACCACTTGCATCCCTAAATACGATGGTGCTTGCTGTGTTAGCGTCGGTTGCATTCGAAGTAACGGTAAAAGTCCCGGCTTCTGCATTCACAGATCCACTCAGACCGTTGCCTGACGTAGCCCCCTGTTCCACGTAGGAGCCTGTAGTTTTGGTTCCTAGTGCAACAGCGTTTGCTGCAACTTGTGTCGCCGTAACAGAATTAGCCGCCAAACCACTAGATGTGATAGGCGGTCCCTCTCCTGTTGTTCCGTCGTGGCTGTGACCTGTGGAGCCGTTGAACGCAGCTACAATTGCGTCGAACTCACCATCCAAGTCAGCAGCGTTAATAACGTTACCATCTGCAATGTTGTTTGGGGTATCGTTACGAGTATATCCTGTACCCATATCTGTTATCTCCTTCCATAGAGTCCGTATTGTATGGACGCGGAGTCTATGGTAAATGTCGAGTCGGTTGTTTGACCTAATGTTTCGTATAGGATTGATACGGTAAATCCTGAACCCGTTACTGGCTCATCATAAATGTATCGGGCTTTGTTGCCGAACGAAGATGTGCCATATACACCTGCACCATAAACAACGGAACTTGCACTTGCGTTGTTCAAAGTAACTGGTAATGGTTGCACTGAACCTGTCTGATCAAAGTCATACTTAATTGACATTTGTAGTTCAAATGCACCGTCTGCATCAATGTAACTTGTGTTACGGAATACTGTCTTTCTCAAGTTAGGGTCTTGAAGTGGAACATACGGGGTTGCAAATGTTGCCGTAATGTTTGTTCCATCAAAAGTATTACCCTGTTCCATTCGATACAAATAATCTAATTCATTTCCAAAGTAGATAAATTCTGTGTTGCCATCGTATTCACTGAAAGTGCTATACGCCTTTATGCCGCGTATATCATTCCAAGAGATACCTTCCTGCAGTTGCGTTCCAGCAACCGACTTTGCTCCAGAAGTCTGGTACGTCGCGTTGTACCCAAAGATACGATACTGGCTTTTTTCTCTGATAACTACGCTGCTAAAAGAAGAACTGCTAGATATCAAGTCTAGCATCTCTGTCTGGATAGGTTTTGATATTACTCCTAATGCAAAGTCGCCCACACGATCTGTAGCTGAAAAAGTACGTAAACCGTCTGGACCTAAAAATATAATGTCGCCGCCAATCTCCTGAATTGTATCTTCTGCGACACAGCCCAAGTCTCGTGATACGGGCTGCAGGGCAAAATCTGCTACACTGTTACCAACCAGTCTGTTTATTTTATTTTCACTGAATATAATTAGCTGTTCACGAAATACAATTAAGCCAGTTATATTATCAGCTATGTTTATTATACCACCGCCAGACGCACTTGTAAAGTCTGTATCGCTATATGGTGCAGAAAAAATGAGGTTTTTGCCGTTTCCAAGAAAGATATGGTTCTTGTAATTGACTATATGTGTGCATCCAAGTGTATCATTAGACAATCCAGTTTCTTCTTGGAAGGTGCTGTTATCGAAGGTAAATGGCTTGTTTCCTGTATCACCATCGACAACCATAAACTTTTCGGTGCCGCTAAAATCGTACTTTAAAAACCGAACCTTACTAGATCCAGAGCCTATGTTCACACCCAAGCTACTAAATGTAGCGTTGTCGGTTATTTCCGTCCAGCCTGAACCTGCAGATCTAAAGATGCCATCACCTCGCGCTACGTAGACGTTATCACGATAACGAAGGATGCCGCGCATAACACCACCATTTGGTACAGGATCTGTGTCGTACTTTTCAAAGCCTTCGATTCGACGATATCCACCAAAAACCGACGGTTCAAAGTTTCGTAATATTCGTGCACTTCCGGGGGCTGTAATACCGTGCTGCAATTGAGACAGGTTAGTTATCAAACCGCCCTTCAGTTCGAATATGTTGGTATTCCAACGATCTGGCATTTAAACCGCCCTTGCGTATATATTCTCATTTACATTTTGTGTACGCATACGTTTCATACCCTGTTCGAATTTTTGAAATGACACACGTGCAGACTCTAGGTTATCGCGGAACATATATGCGTAGTACATGCCGCCATCTACAATTACATGTCGGTAGCGGAATGGAATGGTAGGTACGTCGGTATCATTTAACAAATCTGCAGGATACATATAGTATTCATATTTTACGGAGTAGGCCGCATCTGGAATCGGTGCAAAGATGATGTCGGTATCTTGTGCACGAACTACATATTCTGGTGCGCTACCTTGTGATGCCGCTTTGTATTCGTCGTCGATGTATCTAGAAACATATTCGTCGTAGGATAGTTGTGTTAGTTTACGTGCGCTTTCAACGAGAGGTGTTGTGCTACGCTCCAAACGAACTGTATCAAAGTCAACGTATTTTGCGTTAGTCGGAAGTGGATATCTTAGCTGACCTGCTGTCAAAGTTATTGTGTCAAAGTTATGATTAAAAGGCCATGCAAAGTGAGACTGATTGACATCGCGAATTGCAGCGTTTACAGAATCCTTTAGCTGTGCGTAGACACCTGTAGCAGTAGCGAAGTTGGCGGTGGTCAGTTCTGTTTCATTTAACCGACGGGCAATATCGTTTGTTAGTCCCAAGAAATCGTATGCCATTTAGTTTTTCTCCACGACACGAATTCGTGCTTCTTGTTCGAACACAGTCGAGATGCTGGTAGTCATACGGCAGATAATGTTGTATTCCTGAAAGTTGGTTCCCAATCCTAAGTACAAAGTAGCTACCGTGTCGGTGTTTGTGTTTGTTACGTGCTGAAGCCCGTTTACAATATCTCCTTGTGCAAAAGTTATAAACGAACTTGTTGTTGCATCGTAGATCTTCCAAGCGACACTACTAATTGTGTGTTCTTCTAGAATATTAGTCCAGTCGATAGAATAATCTACCTGATCATCTGGATCTTTATCTTGCCACTTGATAGACATTGTTATGCAACCCTTCTTGCTTGTGACGGGGTTAGTATGAATGTTCGAACTTTACTATATCCAAGTACGGGAATGACTAAGGTTATGCCTGTATACGTTCCTGCCCCGATAGATCCTGTCATACCGACAGATGTAACACGGTGTGTATTTGAGAAGGTGAGGGTGCCGATAGAACCTGTAGCACTGACGCTAATCAAACCTTCATCGGGGTTTTCAAAAACGGTGTTGACAGAGCCTGTTGCAGATACACCGACTAGGATGGTCCCCGGATTAGCACGTACACTTCCTACGCTTCCAGTTGCCGATACACTATCTATAGTTTTGGTTGCTGCTGGACCTTTACCTAAAACGTTACCGATTTCGGCTGTGGCTGATACACCAACAAGACGCTCAGATAAGTCGATTTCAAAACCATTTATAGCTACAGTTTGAACTTGGCCTGTGCCTTCGACCCCACCGACTACTTGCGTAGGGGACGTGATACCATAAGATGCAGCACCGTATTGTCCGGTGCCATATAGAGCATCTGCAGTATCAAACGTAGCCATGTTAGGCTATCCGAATAACAGCGTTACTTGCGTCGGCTGCAGGGAATTCAATAGTCAAGTCACCTGCTGAAGCACTAACTGTGCCGCCGAAATCGATTACAGCAATTGCTGCATTACTTGCGGCAGTGTTGTATATGATACAACCATCGGCAGACAAGGTTACGTTGCTGAACACTTCGTCTGTAAAGTCAACGATTGCAGTGGTGCCATCTGTAGAAATAGTTGCACCGTCAAGAACTTGACCACCAGCAGTGTAGCCAGTACCCGTTGCTTCGTCAGAGTTGCCTGTTACATCTGAATAGTTGGTTGTTGCTGCACCATAAGTTCCGCTAGGGGAAGCTTTAATTAGTGCAAGTTTAAGAGAGTCTGTGTCGAGGTCGTGCGTACCGCCCAAAAGTTCAGACTTGAACGACGTGCACATCGCGGTTGTGATTGCCATTGGGTTACTCCTTCAGGGCAGTTTATAGGGAAGTCTCAAAGAATTCCTCAAGGGATATTGAAATATTTACGGAACTATTTGCGCTTGCAAGTCCGCGTAGTTTGTCGCCGCCAATCAAATACAAAGGATAGTCGGTTATTTGCAATAGAGAGTTTGCCGAAAGTTCGACAGTTTCAGCAAGGGTGTAGTGGGTTGTGCTTGCTGCGTCGTACCAGTCTAAGCTGAATGTAACCGACGAACTAGAGGCGTTGTTGATGTAGATACTGTTTACGTCAGTTGTAAAACGTGTCGGTACGGTGTAGATGTCTTGATTGCTTGTGGTAAGTTCTAAAGCAAGGGTGCGTTTTTTACGTTCTGCCATGTTAGTTACCGTCTGTTAAGTCCCAAAAAGCAAGACACCCTATGATATCATCTGTACCGGAAATTGTACGTGCAGCCAAAGTATATACGTCGCTTGTACCTGCTATGGTTCTTCCTAGCTGCAAATCAAAGTTGTACCCTGTTGGTACTATAGCGTCACCGGAAGATTGGTTAGTTCCTTTAGTATAGTTTTGTAAAACGATTGAACCGCCCGTTAGTGCTGTAGCAGTCACATCGTAGTCTACGTTATTAAATGCACTGGTGTTGTAAGATGCGCCAGTTAAAGTTGGATTTTTAATTAGGGCTATCTCGTAGTCTACGTTATTCGGAATAGGAAACACAGTATAGTACGCTGGTAAAACTACGGCATCTAAGCTACTTGCATTTAATCGTATAGAAACCAACGGTTCAAAAGATGTAGTTACCGTGGTTGCGGCTGTCATACGTGCCCAGCTTAACCTAGCTACTTGCTGATATCCGCCTTCGCTAACAATACTAGAACAAATCTGCTTCATGCTTGTACCGCTAGACAAAGTATCTGTTGCGGTAATCTCGTAACGAATTGGCAAGATTGCCGTTTTCATGTATACGGATGTTACATCATTAGCGTGATGAAATTTGTGACAGACAATAAACTGACCATCTATTACAAACCCGCATCTTACTGTTCCAACACCTAACCATTCAAAGTCCATAAATAGGATTTGTGCTTTAGGGCTTGTGGTTACGTTTAGGGTTTTACCACTTGGTCCTGTACCGTCTAACTTATCTACGTTCCAGTTAGCTTGTGCTACGTAGCCTGTATCGTCTGCACTACCGCTAGTTGATGTACGAACAACAAACCGAATATCTGTATCATTTTGTTCGAAGTACACACCGTCGTTGGCTCCGAAGAAACCGACCCGCTGACGAAGGTTTGTTTGCTGCGCAGCAAATACAAATGTAGCAAGAAACAATAAGCTTTTACCCGGCTGATACGGAAATACTCGCTTTGTTTCTCTTATTACCTCATCGCCTGAAGTAGTCGTCACAGACATCTGTACGCTACTTTCGTTAGCTAAGTGAGATGCGCTTCCGCTACCCGATGTACTCGTATCAAATTGTCCGTCTATACCAAATCGATTTTGACTGTCAAATAAAGTAAATGGTGCTGCTGTCCGCAACCGACCAAATGCGTCTACGTTTGTACCACCTAAAGATACGAGGTTACCATCGCCCGTACTTGATAAGCGAACCAGATTTGGATATGAGGTGATGGACACTACTTTTTATCCCAGTTCAAAACCTTGCGGTGCAACTTCCAAAACCAATTACCTACAGAGGTAAAGGGCTTGCCGCAATACAACAAACCCCAACCGATGTATTTAATCAAATAGCGACGGAAGTGTGTCATAGTCGTCTTCCAACCAGTCGAGGGTACATAGGCGGTAATGCGCTTCAGACCAGTCTTTAACAGCCTTGTCCATAGCAAGTAGGTCATTTTTAGCGTTCTTAAAAACATATTCTGCTGTCTTCTTTTTTGATTCATAGGTGTGGCGGAGAGCGTCTACTGCAAGTTTGTCCATTTTAATCCCCTTCGAACTTATTATAGACTAAAAATGTAAATTAGTCAAGTTATTTCGGAAGAAGGGCAATAGCTGCGAATAGTAACCCGGCTGCTGTTGCTACAATTAAGCTAATCAAAGCAGACTGTTTCAAACCTTCAACGAACTCTTCATGTTCTTGCTGCGCTTTTATTTTGGCTTGTCGCTCTGCTTCTTTTGCTTCTTGTATGCGTCGTGCACGTTCATCAACAATGCCTTGCCAAGTTCCGGGGCCAAACCTCATATCAACAAGGTTTCGCATTTCGTTGATTTGTTCTTGGGCAAGCCTTGCATCAATAACTTCTTGTGCAACCGACTTGATACCGAACTGGTCGCCCAGACTATTTCCAGACTTTTTAGACCTTTGTTGTTGTACCTGTTTTTCGCCAGTGAGGAGATTGTCGATATGCCCCGCAACTTCTCCTACATCTTTAGCAGTGTTAATTGCAGACTTTATTCCCTCGACAGCACTCTTCACTAATGCGATACCCGCAAGAGTCTCTGCAATCATCGTTTATCCTCGTTGGTCGGTTGGTAGTCACTATTTTGTTACAGCGTCGTCGTGTAGAATCCATTGCAAACGTAAAACATCCTGTCTTAATTCTTCTATATCTTTTGCAGTGGCGTGGCCTACCATTACTTCGCGCATCTCAAGCTGAAGGTCGTTAACTGTTTTCATATTCCATGCAGCTAACCCCATAAGTAATGCCATCAAGCCACCAATGATTTGCTTTTCCATTAGGCTAAAATTCCCCTGCTTTCATCGCATCCGAAAGTATACGTGCCCTTCGGCCTACCTGCCGTGCCCACTTCGAATCCATCATTTCAAACCCCGCAGCTTCAAAGTTTTCTTCGTGGATTGCAGACCACATCTTCTTAAATTTGCATAGACGGGGTACACCCATGTTGAATGCCATGTCCATCAGGATTAGTTGGCGAACCGCATCCAAGTTCTCTACGCATTCGTGAACCCGACACAGTTCGTTTTCTACAATCTTGATGTCGTTTAATGCAAGATACCGTGCATCAGCTTCGGTAATGCCGTGCTCATAGACAATGCCCATGTTTGGTATGTCCATGTAGTCAAGTTCTTCTTTGCTAATCCCCCTGTCTTTTAAGTTACGACCGATACCGATTGTGTCGATACCAAGCGTATCCTGATAGACGGTAAGAACCATACCCTCGTGTTCGATAAGTTTATCTAAGAAATGCGACGCATTATACTTCATCGGTTTTCCCCGAACTCTTCCATGAGGTTGTCTATATGAACTCTAGGCTGTGTTCTATCCATATACTTTTCGTATGTACCCCGTACAGCGTAATCTACAAGGGCATCATAGTCCCAACTAAGTACGTAGTTTTTTACAGCAACCTGTATATCTTTTTCTTTGTAGGTCTGTACTTTAGTTCTTGTAGTAGGAAATCCCTCAGTGTTTTCCATCTTGAACATAGACATTATATTTCCAACGCTCCTACGATACCACACTTGTATTCAACAGATGCCCATGAACCATCTTTTGGTATCTCTTCGTATACCTGTCTGTTTCGTTCACATTTATTTTCGTTATCAAACCACTGAACTGTCTGATTAAAGCATTTCCCTTCTGCTGTACAAACAGTCAACACCAGTGCCCAAATTACAGTATTCATTTCTGTTCGTGTCCCATCCATACAGCAAAGGCACCAGTCATAGCACCTACTACAGTTGATACAAAGGCTGTTTGCTGTGTAGTGGCTGCTGGACCTAAGTCCATAAACCACTGCACAACTTGATAAGCCATAATAGTCATAGCCAGCATCATTGCTCTAGGTAACAATTTCCAAGCTAGGATTTTCTCCATCGTGTAGGTCATCTATTTCTTTCCAAAGAATTTCGTTGCCGCTCGTGTTCCAAAGCTTGCAGCAACAATCGTGCCCAAGCTGTACTGGTACCATTGAGGCATTTGCTCCAGTTGTTGAAATCCACGAGATACAATGTCTTCCATTCCCGGTATAAAAGCTAATATTAAAGGTATACTAAATAAAATAGTCAGCCATTCGTCTTTCCATGAATGCTGACTTCCACGAGCCATCTCCAAATCCCAATCGATTTCTCCGGTGGCTTTCTTTTGCATAACGATAGCTTCAGCTTCTGCCTTTGCTACCTTAGTCTTAGCTTGGGCTTTTTTCTCTTCGACCTTACCATTCAACCAAGTTCCGGCTAAGTCTGCTATCGGGCCGACAAGTAGGTTTAGCATTTCCACCTCTTTCGTGCTTGACGCAACCGACTATTCGGGTTCTTTGCTGCTTTCGGAAACTTCTTCATCTGTCCAGCAGAACGTGCACAGAAAGACTTA